GGGATAATCATAGAAAAAGAAGAACAAATACAGATTTGTATACAGTTACAAGTTCTTTAGGACAAAAAGGTTTAACTTCAGGTGCATTCGATATTTATAGCTCTGAAAATATTAATGATGGACAAACTGTTATTAATTCAGATTACTATGCGTATCTTGAAGGTATCAGAAGTTTGAGAAATAGAAATGAATTCCGTATCAATCTTCTTGCGACACCTGGTATTAATACAAACGAACATTCAAATCTTGTAGAAGAGTCTATTGAAATGTGCGAAAGTGAAAGATGTGATACATTCTATATTCCTACAACATTAGATACAGATGATGCTGGTCAGGTTTTAAGAGTAAATGATGTTGTAAGTTCTATTCAAGATTTGTTTGATACTTCTTATGCTGCTACATACTTCCCTTGGGGTCAATTCCTTGATGAAGTTAACAATGTTTTTATTTGGATTCCTCCAACTGCTGAAGTAATGCGTGTATATGCTCTTAATGATAAATTGAGAAGACCTTGGTTTGCTCCTGCAGGTGTTGAAATGAGAACTCAATTCAAACAAGCAAGAAAGAAATTGAGAGAAGATGAAATGGATATTCTATATACTAATAGAATGAACTACCTTGCAACTTTCAAACAAGCTGATGGTTCATCTCCTGTATATGTTTGGGGTAATAATACTTTACAACTTGCTGATACTGCATTGACAGATATCAACGTAAGACGCTTACTTCTTTATACACAAAGATTGATTGAAGATGTTGGATTACCACTTCTTTTTGATCAAAATGATGAAGCTGTTAGAAGAAAGTTTGAAAATAAAGTTAATCCTATTCTCGCAAATATTAGAAACGAAAGAGGTCTTATTGATTTTAAAGTAGTTCTTGATCGTTCTAATGAATCGTTTAGTTCTAATGAAATGAAAGGTAAAATTCAAATTGCGCCTACAAGAGCATTAGAATATATTAACATAGAATTTGTATTAACTCCTGCAGGTGTTTCAGTTACAAGTTAAAAAATAAAATATAATCTTATGGAATTAAAAAAATATATATTGTTAGAATTAAGAAAAGCTAGTTTAGATGAAGCAGTGTTTGCTTTAAGTGGTTTCACCGATGCCATCCAATCAGATTTTTCTAGCTTCAGACAAGGCAAAACTAAACAAGAATTAATAGATTCTGAAGAAACTGCTATTCAATCAATAGTTCAATTATTTGATGGTGGATTTAGAGACTATTTAGAAAAAGATTTAAGAAAAAAGGTTAGACGTGAAAAAATTTCAATTTTGGCTATAGTTTCTAAATATTTAGGTACGCCATCTAATACTGCTTATACAAATAATATTTTAGCTTTAATTGGAACTCCAATGCTTAATTATTTCTTACAAAAAGCATTTGGTAAAGATTCTATATGGAGTAGAATAAGGCAAATAACTCCATTTATGAAAAAAGTTTCTACAGGTAACTATGCTTTAGATACTTCAATTTATACTGGATTAGCTAAAGCATTGGAAAGTGGGGCTGTTATGAATGAATTTATTAGTATAGCAGGATCTGATATTACTAATAAAGTTGATACTATAGCTAGTGATGGTGATTTTAAGAATCTTTTCTTATCTGAAGTTTTAGGTATAAATAGAGGTTTGAGAAGTGTTGGAAGAAGTATTGGTGCAAGTTTTCAAAATACAGGTGATGCGTTTAAAGATTTATTCGTAAAGAGAAAAGTTCGAGATAAATATAAATTGGTAAAAGAAATAATGAAATATTTACCGAGTTTAAAAAAGAGTTTAAGAGGTAAAATAAATGACGCATTTTTCGAAATGGAACATAATAAAATTGCTGCATTTTTCGGTGAAAGAGGTGTTAATATACGAAGTAACATTCAAGATATTTCAATTCCAATTACAAAAGCTGTTTTAAAACATCTAATGGAAAATGCTAAAGATTTATATTTTGAAGATTTACCATCTGATGTATCAGATATAGTTTATACGTTATTTACAAGTGATGTAGTAGCACAAAATGTCAATGGGGCTGTAATTTATATTATGAATAAAGTGTATAAAGATTTAAAATATGAAGAAGATAAAAGAAAACAATACCAAACTAAAAGCAGATACAACCGATGATAGATTGCACTAAAGTAAGAAAAATTACAATAAACCAAATACTTCCAAATGGAGAAGTGTTGACATCAATTATTTATTTTGATATTGATTCTGGTGATCAATTGACAGCTAATCAAGTTTCAAAATGTAATAATGTGCAATCATTAAACTTCTCTTGCGCAGTAGTTTGTAATCCTTCTTAAGATGGTTAATTGTGACAACATTAGAAAAATTACGATAAATCAACTTTTACCTAATGGTGAAGTTTTTATATCTACAATTTATTTTGATGTAGTTGCAGGAGAACAAGTTACAGCAAATAGCGTGAAGAAATGTAATAACATTCAACCTATAGATTTTTCTTGTGCAATAACCTGTAATCCTTTTGAAGAATCAGTTATTCCAAATTGCTGGTTAACTTTTTCTGAAGAATGTTGGATTGACGAAAGTGGAAATTATTGGGAAATTGGATAAAAAAAATATATATAAATGATATTTATTTAAAAATAAAATAAAATAAGAAATACTATGGCTAATCTATTATTAAATGCTCCTTTAAAATACGAACCGAAAACACAAAATAGGTGGGTATTATTGTTTCCTGATGATATCGGAATCCAAACTTGGGCTGTAAAAACTGTTGGTACACCAAAAATAAATTTAGTAAAAAAGGATATGTCTTTCTTGAATACAAAGACTTATTATATTTCACAATACTCTTGGGAAAGCATGGAGTGTACGATTAGAGATTTTATAGCACCTTCACAATCCGAAGCTTTGATGGAATGGGTTCGTTTGCATGCCGAATCTGTTACAGGTCGTATGGGTTATAATGTAGGTATGGCAAAAGATATCATCCTTCAATCACTTGATCCTACAGGGGTTGCTACTGAAGAATGGTTGTTAAAAAATACAATTGTTGTTGATTCTGTGTCATTTGGTTCTTTTGATTATGATAACGGTGACGTTAGAGAATTATCTTTTACAATGCAACCTCAATATTGCGTTCACTTATTTGGTTAATTTTATAATAAAAAATTATTTTTGGGATGGAATTTTAAAATTCCATCCTTTTTTTTTATTTTTTATTTGACTTGCTATATATTATAAATAAAATTATGGAAATTGAAAAAAATGTTATGACGCAACAAATGCAACAGGTTAACTACAATACCTACGAACCTCAATCGGAAATTTTTCATTTACCCTCAAAAGGACTTTTTTATCCTCCAATAAATGAAAATGGTGATCGTTTGACATCTGTGAAAGTGTACGATTTGGTTACAGAAGATGAAAATATTCTTTTGAATCCTGCTTTATTTGAATCTGGGGAGATGATAGATGTTCTTTTGAAGAGAAAGGTGCAGACTCCTTATCCTATTGAAAAATTTACAACAGGTGATAGATTGTCTATTTTTTTATATCTTAGATCTACTATGGAAAGAATGTATAGGATTAGTGTGATAGATCCTAAGACAAATATACCATTTGATCACGAAGTTGATTTACTTGCTTTAGAATTAAAGGAATCTGTAGCACTACCAGGTCAAGATGGTTTATTTGAATATAAATTACCTAAAGCTGAAAGGATTGTCAAATTTCGACTTTCAACAGGTGAAGATGAAGCTGCAATAAGAAATAAAACTAAAAAGGAACAAGAGTTAAGAAAAAATGCAGAACCTTTTAACAGACTTTTAAAATTAGAACAACAAATTGTTTCTATTGAAGGTATAACTGATGTTTTTGAAAAAAGAAATTTCATCAAAAATATGCAAATTGGTGATAGTAGAAAACTTGTTAAATTTATGGATGAATGTATGCCTATTTTGAATTTTAATATTGAGGTATCCGCTCCAAGCGGTGGAACATTTCGTACAGATATGCCTATCACCGCTGAATTCTTTTTCCCCGATTTATAACCCCAATGTAACAAAACATTATCTTATGCAAAGATTGTACCTCGTACATAAAGGTAGGTTTTCCTGGGGCGATGTTATGAAAATGCCATTGTGGGAAAAAAAGTTTTATTATGAGGAATTAATTTCAATTCAAGAGGAAATTCAAAAAGAATTGGAAAAAAATAAAAAATAATAATATTTGGGGGGCTTTTAAAAAAAAGCCTCCCATTATATTTATAATAAATAATAATTTGATATGCCAACTATAGATATTGTTGCTTTACTGAAAGGTATAGGATCCTTTTTATATGGATTAGCTAAAGCAGAAGCTCCAACAGCTGCAGTATTTGGAGCTCAAGGTGTAATGATGGATGCTGTTTCAGCTGCTCTTGCACCAGTGGAAACATTCCTAGGTAAACTAGATAAAGATATTAAAGTAGGTCGAGAAGATTTTACACCAATGGGTGCGATCAAATATTGGAATGATGTTTATACTGAAATGAGTAAAGTTAATGTGCAGTTAGGTGTCGCTGGAAATATAAGCGAAGCTATGAAGGGTCAATTTAAAGAAGCTTTTGTTGAATTAGGTAATATGGGTGTTGAGGCAAAAGAGATTGCTGAAAATATCAAGCAATTTATGGATGATTATGGACGTGTCATGTTGCTTTCTAAACAAGAGATAGTTGAAATGTCTCAAATGGCAGAAGTTTT